CGCAGCAGGTCGAAACTTACGATCCGACGAAGCGCGCCGGGCAAAAGCTTTCTGAGAAGTGGAAAGCGATCTTTCTCGAAACTCGCAAGGCATTTATCGACGATGCGTCGCAGATTCCGATCGCACACCGATCGACGCGTCTGCGCACACTGCAACGGCTTGCGGCTCGTGCTGAGAAGTCCGGCAACTTGGCGCTGGTAGCCTCGCTAAATCGGCAAGCTGCAGAGGAAATGGGTAACGTCTACACGAACAAGCGTGACCTAACGTCGAGCGATCGCAGCATGTCACCTCCCCAAACTCCGGTATACAACATCGCTGAGAGCTGATGCAGGAGGTCATCGACATATTCCCGGCCTATCGGGATTACCTCCAGCCGGCGCGCTTCAAGGTGGCGTACGGCGGGCGCGGCAGCGCAAAGACTCGCACCTTTGCTACGGTCCTGACCAGCAACGTCCTATATTACGGCTGGCGGGTGGTGTGCTTTCGCGAGATCATGGAGTCGATCGCGGACAGCGTGTATCAGGAGTTCGTCGCCGAGATAGAGCGGCGCGAACTGGGCCGGTTCTTCGAGATCCTCAAGACCGAAATCAACTGCTTGACGTCGGGCGGCTGCATCAAATTCTCGGGCATCAAGGCGAACGCGACGCGGCTCAACACACAGAAGCTCAAGGGCTTCTCCAACTTCGATGCGGCATGGCTCGAGGAGGCGAACCCCGTGTCGGCGGAGAGCTGGAACGCGCTGATCCCGACGATGCGCAAGGGCGGATCCGAGATCTGGGTGTCGTTCAACCCCGAGAACCCGCTCGAGGAGACCTACCAGCGGTTCGTCGCTGACCCGAAGTACCCGGCCGAGCGCGACGGCAAGCCGTACTGCATCGTCAAGAAGATCAATTTCACCGAGAACCCGCGCTTCCCCAAGGAGCTGGCTGACGACGCCGAGCTGTTGCAGCTGACCGATCCGGAGCTCTACCGCCACGTCTACCTTGGCGAGCCTGTCGCGGACAACGCGTTGTCGATCATCAAACCAGCATGGGTGGAGGCCTCGATCGACGCTCATCTGAAGATCGCCGATTTCCCAATGGGGGGCGGCAAGATTGGCGGCTTCGACGTGTCCGGCGGTGTTGAAGGCGATGTGGCCGCGCCGAAGACGAACGATCCGAATGCCCTTGTGTGGCTGTACGGCTGCGTGGTGTCCGGCATTGACGAGTGGCAGGATGAGAATCCCAACGCCGCGGCAGCGCACGCCTACGAGGTCGCTGCGCGCGAGGGCCTGGATCAGCTCAACGTGGACGACATCGGCGTCGGCGCATCAGTGCCTGGCGAGCTTCGACGGCTGCAAAAGGAGGCGCTGGTGCGCTCACGCCTGCTGCCCAAGATCGCGTTCACCGGCTGGACGGCGTCGGAGACGCCGTACAAGCCCGAGAGCCTGTACCAGCCCGGCAAGACCCACGGCGACATGTTCGCGAACCTCAAGGCGCAGGGTTGGGGCACGTTGGGCGATCGCTTCCGCAACACCTGGCAGGCACGTAATGGCCTGCCGTACGATCGCGACAAGCTGATCTCCATCCCTAAGGGGCTGCCGTTGCGCCAGAAGCTGGCTGCCGAGCTTTCTCAGCCCCGGCGCGAGAGCGTCAATGGGCGCATGAAGGTCGAGAGCAAGAAGTCGCTCAAGGCGCGCGGCATCCCCTCGCACAACCTCGCGGACGGGTTGGTGATGGCGTCGTCGAACGGCCGCAAGCCGATGCAGATTTCCGCCGAAGCAATGAGGGCAGCATGAGCACGAAATCAAACGTCGTTCCGATTCACAAAGATTGGGTGGCAATATGGAAGGGGCAAATCGACGGAGCTGAATACTGGTTCGTCGAAGCGCATATTGGTGGTGAAAGCCTTATCGGGTCACACTACAGCACTCAGCATGGGGCGCGTGTTGAAGCCTCCGTATGGGGTTTGCCTGTGGTCATAGTCCCATGAACGCGTAACGCCCTACGCTAGTCATTACACTATCGCTGCAAAGGCACGCGACCGCGCATGACCCTGATCAACCGCCTCCGCGCCGCCTGGCACGCCTTGATGGGCACGACCGCGCACACTGCGGTCGAGATCGTCCAACCCCCAGTGGGGGACGGACCGACCCGCGGCATCAGCTTGGCCGCGCAGTGGGAAGCCCGCCGCACCGGTCGCGCAGCAGCATCCGCATCGCAGACGTTCGAGACCTATCGCCCGATGCCCGGCGTGGTCCCTGAAGGCAGCGCGATCGCAATGGACTCCAGCCTGCCCGCGGTTCAGAACATGGCGCAGTGGGCTATGCAGGGCGCCTTCAACGAGGGGCTGGCATTCCTCGGCTTCCCGTACCTCGCCGAGCTCGCGCAGCGCGCGGAATACCGGCACGCGACCGAGATCTGGGCCGAGCACGCCACCCGCAAGTTCGTCAAGATCACCGGCGACGATAGGAAGGTCGCCGAGCTCCACAAGGCGTTGGCTGACATGGGGGTCGCGGACGCGTTCGAGGCGCTATCCAACCACGACGGCAATTTCGGCCGAGCGCACCTGTTCCTTGACTTCGGTGACGCCGACCGGGAACTGGAGACCATCACGCCGCTGACGATCGACCCGCGCAAGATCAACAAGAACCGCCCGCTCAAGCGCGTGACCGTGGTCGAGCCGATGTGGGTCTATCCCGCCGAGATCGAGACGCGCAACCCACTCTCGCCGACGTTCTACCAGCCGCAATCATGGTACGTGTACGGGCGCCGGGTGCATTCGTCGCGCCTGCTGACGCTGATCGGGCGCGAGGTGCCCAATATGCTCAAGCCGTCCTATGCGTTCGGCGGGCTATCCCTCACGCAGATGATGAAGCCCTACGTCGACAACTGGCTGCGCACGCGGCAGTCGACGAGCGACATGGTGCATTCGTATTCGACGATGGTGCTGTCGACCGACATGGAACAGGTGCTGTCCGGCGGTGACGGCGAGGACGTGTTCGCCCGCGTCGACATGTTCAACCGCACTCGCGACAACCGCGGCACGATGGTGGTGGACAAGACCAGCGAGGAGCTGACCAATGTCGCTGTCCCCATGTCCGGCCTCGACAAGCTCCAGGCGCAAGCGCAGGAGCAGATGGCCAGCGTCGCGCGCATTCCGCTGTCGATCTATCTCCAGATCACGCCGACCGGCCTCAACGCCTCCAGCGAGGGCGAGAACCGCTCCTTCTACGCCGACGTCAACGGCTACAAGGAGAAGAAATACCGCCCGCTACTCAAGCCCCTGCTCGACGTCATCATGCTGTCCCTATGGGACGCTATCGACGAAAGCATCGGGTTCGAGTTCGAGCCGCTCTGGGAGATGAGCGCGAAGGAACAGGCGGAGATCCGCAAGCTCGATAGCGACGTCGACAAGGCGTATTGCGACATGGGCGCGGTTTCCAACGAGGAAGTTCGGGAGCGGCTCCGCGAGGACAAAGCGGGGCTGTATCATTGCGTGGACCTGTCGGGCGATGCTCCGGAGCCCGATGATGATGCGGAGGGAGGTGATCCTAATCTAGCGGGTGGTGGGGCGGCGACGCGAGTTGCCGCCAATGACACGATGCTGTTCGGCATGGATGCGGCGCCGCGAACTCTATACGTCCGCCGCGACGTGATAAACGTCGCCGACATTGCCGCATGGGCCAAGGCGCAGGGCATCAGCGATTTGGTGGATGGTCTCCACGTCACCATCGCCTACAGCACGACGCCAGTGGACTGGATCAAGATCGGTGCGGACTATCGCGATGCCGATGGCAAGGGTGGTTTCACTGTTGGCGCAGGTGGGCCGCGCGTTGTCGAGCCCCTTGGCGGCATGACTGCGGTCCTCATGTTCGCGTCAAGCGATTTGTCGTACCGTCACATGGACATGCGCGAGAACGGCGCAACGTGGGACTTCCCCGACTATCAGCCACACATCAGCTTGACCAAGGCACCGGTCGACCTTGCAGCGATCGAGCCATACCGCGGCAAGATCGAGCTTGGGCCCGAGGTGTTCGAGGAAGTGCGCAGCGAGGCGGCGTAATGCCGACCCTAAACCCCGTTCGCCCCTCTGCGCCGCTCCGCGAGCGGTACGAGGCGCGCTTGCTCAAGCTGGTCGCGCAGATGCACGCCGACATCGTGAGCACGCTCAGCGTCGCCTACACCGCCAACCAGCCAGAGATCGTCCTGCTCGCTGCCGACCATAGCCCTGCCCGCGCGCTGCAGATGGTCGCGCGCCGTATCGGCAAGAAGTGGCTCGACCGGTTCGACGAGCTGGCCCCGCAGATGGCGAGCTATTTCGCGACCGCGGTCAAGGACCGGAACGATCGCCAGATGGCCGCGGACCTGCGCCGCGCCGGCATGACGGTGCGCTTCAAGATGACCGCCGCGATGAACGACGCGTACCGCGCGGTGATTGGGGAAAACGTCGCGCTGATCCGGTCGATCGCCGAGACGCACTTGACCGGCGTCGAGACGCTGGTGATGCGATCGGTGCAGGACGGGCGCGACCTAGGCGCGCTGACCGAGGGCCTGACCAAGCAATACGGGGTGACGAAACGCAAGGCGGCGCGGATTGCGCTCGACCAGAACAACAAGGCGACTGCGGTCCTTCAGCGCACCCGGCACCTCGAGATGGGAATCACCACCGCGACGTGGCTGCACAGCGCCGGCGGGAAGACGCCCCGCCCGGATCACGTCCAGTTTTCGGGGAAGACGTACAGCATCGCCAAGGGTCACGACTTCGACGATGGCGAGGGGCCGGTCTGGCCGGGGACTGCGATCAACTGCCGGTGCGTAGCGGTGCCGGTGGTTCCAGGGTTCGACGACTAGCGCTCAGAGAATGGTCCGAAGACCACACCAGCGCCTGGGGCATTCTCATCAGGCCCCAAGATTGCGAACTGATATCGAACCACGAAACCATCTTCATCGCTGATGGGATTGCTGCGCCAGACGCGGTTTCCGACGCCTTTCGCAATCGCCTTCCAGATCATTCGCTCGGTTTGAGCGTTTAGGCGATCGGCGCGTAACTGGGCCGCCTCGTGTCGTAAATCGAACGGTGTCCATTTGGCATCTGCTGGAATTAGTGTTCTGAAATCCATCACGCGCCCTCCGCCAGCGCCGCGTCAATCATGGCACGAAACGTTAGTACAGCGAGCGCGTCCATCGGCGTGTCGTTGATTGTAAGACCCGCCTTAGATACCATCACATCGGTCGGCTCGCGCATAGCGGTAAGCACCCGCTTGACCATCTCTTGAGCGGCCTCGAAATCCCACGCGTACCCCTGTACTCCATTCTCGGTCTTCCACAGCTTCACACCTTCGGCATCCGCGAGCAGCATGGTCCGTGCGAGGCGTTGGATCATGGTGTCAGTCATGGCCGTGCCGTGCGCATGGCGGCGATCGCGGCGCGGGCTAAAACGGGCCACAGCCAGCCTAGTCGCATGAGGAACTTAGAAACTGGATGGTGCAACGTTTTTTCAGCAAAAGCTATTTCAATCGCTTTCGCCACCCGTTCAACCTCCTTCCCATCATCTGAACCAGCAGCAACCTCTAGCGCATCGTCGTAGCCGTCGATGTAGTCGTTAAGATTGTGAAAAACGCTAGAATGCGCGGTGTTAGACAGGCGGTGTAAGCGCGCAGCTTGCACACCTGAATGGTTGTCGAATTTGCCTTCACGAGTCAGTTTTATGTTTTCCGGCGCAATCACAATCCAACGGGCTGCGAAATCGCGATCAGCCTGCGTGACAGCCTCTTGAATCGGCGTAGCTTTCAATTCGGACGAATTTTCATTAGGAATCACATCAGCCATGGTCGCTCCAGTTGCGATAGTGGTCAGGGCCGGGGCGCTGTTACCGCAGCGTGACCGGCCCGAATATGTGTTGCTGTGGCGGGCTAAGAAGCGCAATTCCCTACGCTACACCAGGGTATTGGGGCAAGCCACAGCAACGCCAAGTCGATACCACACTTCCCGCACTGCGCACAACTTTTGTCGTGCCCCACGCCACCCGTATGCTCCTAGATTATCAGGGGACACCACCGGTGGCAAAACTCGTCGATCTTGTCCGTATCGCCTGCAACTCGACAGGATCAGGAGCGATCACGCTCGGCAGCGCGGTGCCCGGCTATCGCGGGGCCGAGGTCCTGGAAAATGGTGCGGTCTACAGCTACTCGATCCAGCAAGGCGCGAACTATGAAATCGGCCGGGCAACGTTCCTCGCAACGCCGAGCCGGTTGATCCGATCGCCGACCGCGAGTTCGAATGGCGGCGCGCCCCTCAACCTCTTACCGAACGCATCGGTCGCGCTCGTGGCCCTCGCGGCGGATCTGTACGCCTTGTCCGGCAACATCGCGGACGTGACAGCGCAGGTCAGCGCACTGGCCGCGACCGTCAACGCGCTCCAGTCCGGGTTGACGCCGCAAGGAATTGCGGTGCCGACGTCCGAGGACATTCCGGCGAACGTGCCGGTCAACATCTACATCAACAACACCACGGTTCTGTCCCGCCGCGCCGACGCGAGCGACCCGAATAAGACGGCGAACGGCTTCACCAACGCCGCCTTCACAAACGGTCAGGCGGCGAACGTCTTCGTTTCCGGCGTAGTTGGCGGCGTCGCCCTCGGGTCTGCCTCCGGCGAGGTGTTCCTGGCCGAGGGTGGCGGCTTCACGATCGCATCGCCCACTGCCGCTGGCCACATCTCTCAATCGCTCGGAACCTACGTGCCGACCTTCGGCATCATCTGGGCGCAGAAACAGGCAATCTTGCTATGATGAAACGGATCCTCCTCGCCGTTCTGCTGACGCTGACCGCCGGATCGGCGCACGCTGACCCCC